TTTTTTTTCAAGCAGAAGACGGCATACGAGATCATCGAGGTGACTGGAGTTCAGACGTGTGCTCTTCCGATCTCCCCTAAAGAAAACGAAAAAGAAAGAACCAAAGAAAAAGAAAAAGAAACTACCCCCCTATATCCCCCCTTAAAAGAAAAAGGGGAGGAAAAAACTTGCGTTTTTTCTGTCGGTACGCCTAACGGCGCACACGACCCCCACCCTTCTTTATATCTATCTATTTGTTTATTAAATATTTGGAACGAAATTTTTTCTGAAAAGTTGCCAAAAATCACCAAAATTACCGAGCAACGCAAGGCAAAAATCAATTCAAGGCTTCCGCTTTGGGAAAAACTTGCCGAAGAGCGAAACTGCGACATTGAAACGCTTTTGACTGAAGTTTTCAATAAAATCAAAGACAGCAAATTCTTACTCGGTGACAACGATAGGGGTTGGCGAGCCGACTTTGATTGGTTTATCCAAAGCGACAAACAAACGATGAAGATTCTTGAGGGTGGATATGAGAATGTAGAGACCAAAAAGCAAGAACTCACCGAAGTAGAGAAGCTTTACGGCAAAAACGATATCAACTCATATTGGGCAAAACGAGCCAAAGAATTAGGCAAATCAATTTAAGGCGATTTAAGGCGTTAAAATATTTCAGATGAATAATCTATCAACTTTGAACTAAAAATCGATTGTGGGGCAAAGTAGACGGCAAAAACAAAGAATATAGATAACACGATGACCGAGGACGTAAAAAGAATATTAGATAGAACCGCAAGGGAGTACAACTTTGCGAGCGGAGTGGCTCGTATCGTGCGAGAGGGTCGTCCCGAGGATCAAAACGAAATGAACGGACTATTAGAAGCTGCAAAGTACTTTGGACACAGAATGACTCCGAATTTCGTAATTGACCGAGAAAACGTAAACGCATATACGCAGGCGATACGGTGGCTTGCAGGGTTTAATACGTTTGATGGCGATTTAACCAAAGGGTTGTATATCTGTGGTAATACCGGCTCGGGTAAAAGCGTATTGGCTCGGGTGCTATTCCTTTTGTCCGCAAGTTGCGAATACCAATACAGGCTGACCAGTCAAGACGAAAAATTAACGCTGCGGATTGCGGTAGTCTCCGAAAGTGAAATAATGAGAAGTTTCCAAAAATACGGAGATATAGGTCAATTTCGCCAAAACGTGCTGTGTATTGATGATATAGGCAGCGAAACACAAGCCGTAAACTACTTTGGTACAAGAGTAAGTCCGATAAGAGAGCTACTTGAATACCGCTGTGATAATCGGTGCTTGTTTACCATTGTGACAAGCAATTACCCCCTTTACGATGATACAAATAACACGCTTTTGAACCTATACGGAGAGCGAGCTTTAAGCAGGCTAAAAGGCTCTATGAATTGTGTAGAGTTGGTCGGCACAGATAGAAGAATCGGCAAATGATAGGAGATAAAATTATGATAAAAGAAATCAATAAAAAAGAGCTTAAACAATGGGTTTTGTTTATAGCTTGGTGCATAGCAAACTTGATAGTACAAGTACTCATATTCTCGGATATATCATTTCGCAATATAAACGTAAGTCCGCAAGGAATAAGGGTGGTACTATATGGGATAATGCTTGCTTTGATGGTAGGCGGAAACAGCTGTATAGAGAGAGAAAAATTTCCAAAAAAAATAATTGAAAAACTTAGAAAAATATTTACGTACTAACATGACAAAAGAAGCAATTGAAGAAAAGTACAGACGAGTTGAGATGAAAAACATTCTTGACGTTGGCGACATGTCCGTTTATTTGAACGTAACGACACGCACGATTTACCGCTGGGTAAAGGAGTGTGGACTCCCCTACTACAGAAGAGGTGTCCGCCTAATGTTTGACAAAAAAGAGGTGGACGAGTGGCAATTAGGAAAACTCCCCGAGCAAAACAAAAAATAGTTAAAGCATAAAAATGAAAAGAATAACGATTAAACGCATCACGCTTGAGGGTTTCCGTGGTGAAAAAATACGTACTACCGAGTTTAACCCTAATGAGACTATCATCTCCGGAGCAAACGGAGTTGGAAAGAGCCGACACTTTGATGCCTTTGTGTGGCTGCTCTTTGGTAAAGACACGGCTGGACGCAAGGACTACAACATCAAAACGATTGTAGACGGAAAGCCATTAGAGCGTACTCGTTGCTCCGTATCGGCTTTGTTAGACGTGGACGGAGCAGAGATTGAACTGACAAGAACCTATAGCGAAGAATGGGTGAAGCCGAGAGGAAGTAATACGGAAGTATTCAAAGGCAACAGAACAGAGTGCTATTGGAATGGTGTACCTATAAGCGTTGGCGAGTACCAAAAGCGTGTGGATGGTATTTTGGATGAAACGCTCTTTAAGCTACTGACCAATCCGTTGTACTTTTTCTCGTTGCCGTGGCAGGATGGACGAGAGCTATTAACGATGATAGTTCCCGAACGTACAAATGAAGAGATAGCACAGATAGACGAGGAAATGGCTGACTTTATCGCCAAGCTATCAAACAAGCCTATTGAGGATATGAAGCGTGAGTTATCTGCACGCAAAAAGAAACTCCGTAAGGACTTATCAGAAATAACCCCGAGGATAGACCAAACTCGGGTAATGATGCCAAAGGAGCGAGATTGGAACGCTTTAGAAAAAGAATACGAAACGGCAAACAACAAGGTAAAAGAATGCGAAGCAAAAATTGAAAGTATTGCAGAACGTATCAATGCAGAACAAACGGCATTTAAGGGGCAGGCAAACGAATTAAATACCCTTATAAAGCAAAGGCAATTATTCTTACTTAAATCACAAACAGAAGCAAATAAGAAGGCAAATGAAGCTAATGAAGCACGCAATAAGGAGGTGGCACAAATAGAAACACTCAAACGCACGTATAACCGCCTTAAAGATGAAGCACGAGAGTTGTATTTAGAAAAAGCTACCCACAACGCAAATGCCGACCGCAACGAAAAATTAGTAACAAAGACTCGTGAGGAGTGGTACGAAGCAAACGCAAAGGAATACGCAGGCGAGACAACCTGCCCACACTGCAAACAACCCCTCCCCGAGCAAATGATAGCGGACGCAAAGGCTCTTTTTATCAAACACAAGAAAGAGGAGTTGGACGCTATTACGGCAAGGGGGCAAGCCTACAAAGAATTTATTACAGACGAACGCACTAAAGCGGATGAACTCGGCAAAAAAGCGGATGCAGAAACAGAAAAAGTAAACGAACTAAAAGAGCAAATAGCGGAAGCGGAAGAACGCTTGGCGCAAATGCCCGAAGTAGTATCGGCAGGAATAACCCCCGAGGATGTATTTACCGAGGAAGAGCTTGAAGAATATAAAAAGCTCTCTGATGAAATAGAACGCAAGCAGCAGGAATTAGAAACTAAATCTAATGAGGTTATAACCGACAGCACGGACGCTTACAAGGCAGAACGCAGTAAGCTATTAGAAGAAACTACTCGCATTCTTAACGAACTCAACGAAAGAGAGCAAATCAAGAATGGTGAAAGACAGATTGCCGAATTAGAAAAAGCAGGTCAAGCCATTAGCCAAACGCTGGCTGAAGCTGAACATGAAGAGTTGGTAATAAAGCGATATATGAAAGTGAAGTTGGAAGACTGCGCAGAACGGATAAACAGCCTATTCAATACGCTTTCTTTTAAGCTCTTTACCTACACGCAAGAAGACACAGAAAAAGAGAACCCCATTGAAACATGCGAGGCGATGGTATGCGGAGTCCCCTTTGGCGTGGCAAACACAGCAGGACGAATAAAGGCAGGTATAGAGCTAATCAACGTACTCTCAAACTACTATGGAATAACCGCTCCACTATTTGTGGATAACAGAGAGAGTATCAATCAACTACCCGAAACGGAAGCACAAATAATCAGTTTAGAAGTAACAGACGATAAAGAATTAACCATCAAGTAAAATTATCATGAGCAACAATTTACAAGTATTCAACAAAACACTCGCTAATCCAAAGACGCAGGAATATCTCCAGCAGGTATTAGCAGAAAAGAAAAGCGCATTTGTAAACAATATCACGGCACTCGTGGCGAACGATGCCAATTTGCAGGCTTGCGAGCCAATTAGTCTGATGTATGCCGGAATAAAGGCGACAGCCTTAGACTTGCCATTAGATACTAACCTCGGATTTGCGTATGTAATTCCCTACAACAACCGCAAGGCTGGAAAGATGGAAGCGCAGTTTCAGATTGGCTACAAAGGCTTTATTCAGTTAGCTATCCGCAGCGGTCAATTTAAAACACTAAATGTAACGGACGTGAAAGAGGGCGAACTAAAAGAAGTCAACCTACTCACAGGCGAGATTTCCTTTGAAGCACGACCGAACAGAGACGAGCTTAAAACAATCGGTTATGTAGCTTATTTCAGACTCGTTAACGGATTTGAAAAGACTCTTTACATGGATGCTAAAGAGATAGAAAAACACGCTAAAACATACTCACAAACATACTCAAGCAATAAAGACTATGTGCGTAATGCGAGTAAGTGGGTAACCGACTTTGATGCGATGGCAAAAAAGACCGTTATCAAACTGCTATTAAGCCGTTACGCTCCTTTAAGCGTAGAAATGCAAAGTGCCATTACCAGCGACCAAGCAGTGATGGATGACAAAGGAACGCACTATGTAGACCATACTTCCGTGGAAGATGCCGTGGCGGAAGAGATAACCGAAAATGCCAATCAAGAAGAGATAGATCTTCCCGAAGATGCAGGCGATGAAGAAGAGCAACCCACAGAGGAAGACGAACAAGAAGAGACAGAAGACCACCCGAATTTCTAAATCTATATGCAACTAAAAGTACTCGGCAGTTCCTCAAAGGGCAACGGCTATATATTAGACAACGGCAAGGCAGCTCTACTCATTGAAGCAGGGTTGCCATACCGCACCGCCATTAAGTCGTTACAATTTGACCGAGGACGGATAAAGGGGCTTTTAGTCACACACGAACACGGAGACCACGCTGGAAGAATACAAGAGTACATTGCAGAGCGAATACCATGTTACATGTCACAAGGCACTGCACTTGCGCTCGGTATTGAGGATAGTCAAATGGTGCATATCCTAACCAGCGGAAACTCCGTGAGTGTGGGTGGATTTGTGGCGATGCCTTTCCACACGCAACATGATGCTGCAGAGCCTTTTGGCTTTCTAATAAGTCACACCGAGTGTGGAAAGGTATTATTTGCCACTGATACATACTATTTGAAGTACCGCTTCCGCAGGTTAAATCAAATAATGTTAGAGTGCAATTACGACCTACAGACGCTTATGGCGAACAGACGTGACGGAGCAATTGAAACACATCGTTACGAACGTACACTCTCAAGCCATATGAGCCTTACTACCTGCCTAAACACACTAAAAGCGAATGACCTATCAAGGGTAAATAACATAGTGCTTTTGCACCTATCAGACACAAATGCAGAGCAGGAACGCTTTAGAAGCGAGGTCGCCACTGAAACAATAAAGAACGTAACAATCGCAAATAAAGGGGTCGTAATTGACTTTAACAAAACCCCATTTTGAAAGAAATAATAAAGACTACAAAGGATAAAATGAATCGCAAGGAACTATTACAACGTATTGAAAGTGCCGATTTAGAGGGTGCAACATGGAAACAGCTTGAAGACATGATGGGCTTTGCTTGGGCGTGGCTTTCACGAATTGAACGAGCGTATATGTATGCCAAAAAGCTAAATCGTATTATAACTCACACGGACGAAACAGAGGAACTTATACATAAACTCATTAAGTCAATATGTGAAGACGCAAAAATATACTCGGACTTTTTCAATCGGATAGATGCCGAGAAAGACAAACGAGTGAGAGGACTATTTAAGGACAAGGAGCAACCTGCAGAATGATGAGTATGCACATCCAAGCGGAATACAATCGTCCAAAAGCGCATTTATTCCCATATAAATGGAATCTCAGTGATATAAATCACCGAGATAAAGGCATTGTATTTTCTTGCTTCGCTTGTGGAGGAGGAAGCACTATGGGGTACAAACTTGCAGGCTTTGATGTCATAGGGTGCAATGAGATAGACCAACGTATGATGTCTATTTATGATATAAACCATCACCCAAGATTTAAGTTCCTCTGCGACATCAGAGAGTTTGTTAATACACCAAATCTCCCAAGCGAACTTTATCAACTTGATATTTTGGATGGTTCACCTCCTTGCTCCACATTTAGCATAGTGGGAGATAGAGAGAAATCTTGGGGGAAAGAAAAAGTATTCAAAGAGGGGCAAAAAAAGCAAGTTTTAGATACTCTTTTCTTTGATTTCATTGCTTTGGCAAAACGCTTGCAGCCAAAAGCAGTTATAGCGGAAAACGTAAAAGGGCTATTATTAGGTAATGCGTTTCAATATGTAAGACGCATATACGAGGCTTTCGATGAGGCGGGGTATTTTTGTCAACACTTCCTACTAAATGGGGCTGATATGGGGTTGCCTCAACAAAGAGAAAGGGTGTTTTTTCTATGCCTGCGGAAAGACATCGCGGCTCCCATTTTAGAACAAATCAACCTATTTGAATGGCAACCAAAAATTAACACCGTTTTTTCAGAAGATAAAATACCATTCGGGGAAGTTTATGACGGCAAAGGACGTGAAATCCCAAAAGGTATTAGGAAGTTATGGGATAATCGACATGAAGGCGATGACGCTTTGGATAAGGCTTCCGAAAGAGTTTATGGCAATAGAGCATTCTACGGACAAAAACTATGTTATTTAGACAGAGTGTGTTCCACACTTACAAGCAAAGAAGATTGTCAAATTCTATATGACGAACCTCGTTACCTATCAGTTACTGAATGGTGCAAAATAAGTAGTTTCCCACTTGATTATAATTTCCTGCAACAAAGCCCATTCTATGTTATGGGAATGAGCGTTCCGCCAATAATGATGGCACAAGTAGCATCAAGGGTATATGATTATTGGCTTTCAAAAATACAATAACAAAATAAAACAGTAAAAAATGGAAAGATTATTTAGAGGCAAAGACAAAGAGATAGGACTATTACGCAAGAAAGAGGAAGATGAAACTTGCGATAATGCCACAAACAACAACTCAGACCAAAAGGAGGAATAATAGTATGACAAAAAAAGGACTTGAGGAACTTAAAGACCTAATTAGGAGGAGCGAAAATATTATGTACACAGCGAATTATCTGAAGAGGGATATTCGCAATTTCTACACAATTGAGGAAGATGTAGAAGATATAGATGCCCATGAGATGCTGACCAATGCTGTTTGGGAAATGGAAGAGGTCGTATTTCGTGCAGAGTGTGCCATGCATGAGATGCAGGGAGCATACAAATCAGAAAAGGATATGATGGACTTTAGCAATGTTAACAATTCGGGAGAGAAAGCAGGGGAGGAAGAGCAATGAACAATAACGATACAGAACTAAATGCGGAGCAAATACGCAAGGCAGGGAAGAGAATTTTGGAGATATGCAAAGCTGATGAATCCTTTCTTGACACAATAATTGATAAGAAACTCTCAGCTTTATGCGGCAAGCCGATTATAGACACCATTACACTACTGTGTATATGTGTTTATTACGGAATGCGTGAAGATGAAAGCATTGATGACTTTCTCGCTCGTAGGATAGAAAACGAGTGTGAGCTGAATGAACTGCGTAGGTCACTTTACAGATGGAACGAAAAAAGAAACTGAAGCAGGATTGCTTTACAAGGCTTGTAGCGCAAACAACTAATACCGAGTGCATAAAAGAGTACGCTTTTCACCCGACAAGGCGGTGGCGATTTGATTATGCACTCCCTGAATATAAAGTTGCTATTGAGGTAGAGGGCGGAGTGTGGGTGAGCGGACGGCACATTAACCCGAAAGGATTTCTCGGAGATATGGAGAAGTACAACGAAGCGACACGCTTAGGATGGCACCTCATACGCTGCACCCCCGAAACACAATACAGCACAGCTACATTAGACCTAATCAAAGAGACAATAAATAATATCGTAATTAACAAACATTTCTAAATAATAATTGCTCAGCATATGATAGAAAATAGTTTTGAGGATAGATATACCAAAAAGCAGCTTGATAAGTTTGCAGAAATAAATGATGTAATCAAATATATAGCAGGTTGCAGTATTGAGGAACTTGGCGATGGAGCGCGCAGGGATAGGCTGACCGTCTTGTATCGTACATTCTATTGCTATTACGCAAGAACAGCTGGTATGTCGTTTTGGGATATAGCCGACAAATGCAACTTTAGGTCGCACGCTTCGGCAGTGTATCAATACAAAATCCACAAGGAGCGATTAACCTATGATGAGTTGTATCGCACTGTACACGAAAAAGCACTCGTGTATTGCAGTATTAGAGAATATAATTGGATAGAAAGGAACTATTAAAATGGCAAAAGAGAGCGCAGTAAGTGCTGAACGTAGAATGGCGGAGGAGCAGATGCGCACCATTCTAAAAGAAGCTGGCAAATATACGGCCGTATTTGAACCCCTCATTACGCAAGCCGTACAGCTTAGCGCACTTATGAGGAAGAGTTACGAGGAAATAATGGAAGACGGACTTACAATGGTAGAGATAGGCAGAGAGGGCGACAGAAAAAAGATTCACCCACTACTCGCTAAGTACTCAGAAATAAGCAAGGAATACCGAGGTGTACTCTCTGAGATGGGACTTACATACGAAACAAACGTAACAGAGAGTAAAAAGGATGGGTTAAACAGCTTACTCGCTGAAGTAAGAAACGTGGAAACTCGGTAGCATAATAGAATGGAACGAGCCGATCGTGAACAAATAGAAAAGGCACGCAAGCTAAAGGCGGAGACCGCTGTTAAGCTGAAGAGTAGCAAGCCACCTTACAAGGAATTTGATAAGGCGGACAAACGGCTCTCCGCTTATATTCGTGATTGCATCAAGAACACGGATGGGCATAACCTTTACGACCTATTGGCTGTCTTGCGCTTTATTGATTTTTACGACCGTTATCTATTCAGAGCCGAGGTGATAAAGAAAATTATCGTCTTTTATGAAGCACTCCCATTCCCCACACAAAGGGGCATTGGGCGATATAAAATGACCGATGTACAAGTATTCCAAACGGCAGGGATATTTGGTTATTGGTACAAGGACAATCCCCAAAAGAGGGTATGCCGTGAAGCTCTTTTATTTGTACCTCGTAAATTCTCAAAAACAACCTATGTAGCAACTATCGCCATCTATGATTTCTTATTTGGCGATGCCGATGCAAAAGGATTTGTAGGGGCGAATAGCTATGACCAAGCAAAGATTTGCTTTGATATAATCCGTAAGATAATGAGCGAGTTAGACCCGACTATGCGCTATTTTCGTGTTAATCGGGAACAAATCTTTTCACTATTGCCACAGCGTAGTAGCTATATACGCTGTCTTTCAAGTAGTCCGAGTAAGTTGGATGGACTGAATGCGTCTGTGGTTATCATGGATGAATACGCACAAGCGGATAGTGCAGCTTTGAAAAACGTACTAACAAGCTCAATGGGCGCAAGGGTCAATCCGCTAACGCTGGTTATTACTACCGCAAGTGAAAAGACGGACACCCCATTTGTTGATGAATTAGAAATACACAAAGCTATTCTTCGCAACGAACGGAGCAATGATGACTATTTCGCTCATCTGTTTATGCCCGACCTATGGGATAAGGAAGACGACCCGGCGACTTGGAAAAAAGTACAACCGCACTTGGGTATAACCGTACAATCGGACTTTTATACGCACGAATGGACAAAGGCGCAAGAAAGCAAGGACAAACTAAAAGAGTTTCGCAATAAGTATCTCAACATCTTTGCACGTGACGAGCAGACTACATGGATAAGCTCAGATGTACTTGAAAAGTGTTTCTTGTCGATGGAGGCAGATTCGCTCCGTGGGGCGGTATGCGTTAGTGCTGCGGACTTATCATTAAAAGACGACTTCTCGGCAGTTAGTTATCTATTTTACTTACCGCAAAGGGTGGTTAATGGCTCGCCTTGTCCGTTTCATAGTTATACGGACTATTTTCTACCAAAGGCAACTATTGAAAAGCACGCAAACAGAGAACTCTATAAGCGGTGGCGATATAAAGGCTACCTGCATGAATGCGGAGATGAAATAATAGACTATCGGGCATTGGCTGGTAGCATATTGGGTAAGCCGTGGGCAAACTATGGAATAGGATTTGACCCGGCTTTAAGCGGTGAATTTGTAAAGATTATGGGAACAGCTCCGAATGTAGGAAGCAACGCTCTATACCCAATCAGACAAACTTATTTAACGTTTACTCCGCTGGTAGATATTTTCTACACGGCAGTAGTACAACGCAGAATGACGATAGACGCAAATCCTATTACCAGCTATTGCTTTCGCAATGTCGTATTAGACGAGAACCCACAAGGATTAAAGAAGCCCATAAAAGGAAGAGCAGGTGACAAGATAGATGGAGCGATAAGTAACCTAATGTGCTTTTGGCTCTTTGATAACGTAAAGACTTACAATTAAAAGATTAGTGGGATGAAGAAGAGATTAAGGTCGTTTTGGGGTTGGATGTCGGGCGGAGGAAGCACGACACGTAAAGACTCGGACGGATATGCGTTTATGGGTTTCCCGAGGGAGAATGACTCCATCGTAGACACACCGCAGAAAGCTATGCAGCTACCAGCCGTATATCGCTGCGTGGATATACTGAGTGGAACGATTGCTTCGCTGCCTTTGGAATTGAGACGAAACAGCGGAGACGGACTATTTGAACTATGCGATGAGTTTGGGTTGCAGGAAGTATTTCAAGGGGTAGCAAACAAGCGACAAACGTTTTACGAATTAATGTATCACGCTATATCACGGAGGTATCTACTCGGTAATAGCTTTATACTGCCTATATGGAATGGTACACGATTAGCGGAACTCTGTTTGGTAGACGGAGTAAGTTATGATGTATATAAAAACGTGTACTATGTGAACGACCCGACCTTGGATATAAAGGGGACGTTTAAGGCAGACGAAATTATACATCTAAAAAACCGAAGCTTTAACGGCTATATAGGTACAAGCACTATATCTTATGCGTTTCGCTCTATGACGCTTGCCAAGGTAGCCGATATGCAAACGATGGAGGGCATCAAAGATGGCAATCGGCAAAAAGGCTTTTTGACGGGCGGTAACCCGAGTATTGGCTTGGGTAGTATTAGCGATGATATGACCGACAAAGTGGCGAAGCGTATAGATGACGAGATGGCGCAGGGCAAAGGAGTTATCCGCATACCGGGCGCATTAGACTTTAAGCCACTCACTATGTCTCCGCAAGACGTGGAACTACTCTCTACACGTAAATATAGTGTATATGATATATGCCGTTTCTTTGGTGTACATCCCGATATGGTATTTACAGAACACACAGCAGGAAACTATAAGGCAAGCGAGAATGCGCAAATGACATTTTTACAGCAAACATTAAAGCCTTTACTCAGACAAATAGAGAGCGAGTTTAACGCAAAATTAATATCGCCTGCACTCCGTAAAACATACAAGACAATATACAACACAGACGAAATGTATTTCGCAGATGCAGGAAGCAAAGCGGAATACTACAAACAATGTGTAGAGTGTGGGTCAATGACACCAAACGAAGTACGCAAAAAAGAGGGAAGGCAAGCAGTGGATGGAGGTGACCAAGCCTTTATTAGTTGCAACGTGGCACCCATCAATCGTGTAATAGAAGAATCGCAAAAAGAGGGAGAAAAGGTATGAATGAAACAATATTTACAGCCGTAGTAACGGCAATAGCAGGAGCAGTAGCCAGTGTTTGGAGCTATTGGACAGGTCGTAAGAAACGAGCCAGCGAAATAAGTGTTAGCCGAAGTGAAGCACTACACGAACTGAACGAAACAATTGATTTGCAGTGTAAAAAGATTAACGACCTACACGAGATTATCCTACAACTCAAAGACGAGCTATTGAAGTCTGAAAGTAAGAAGATGGAACTACTCGCCAATCAAGAGTGTATGCGTAACGATATGGAGCGTCTCAGAGAAGAGATTGTGAAGTTGCGCAACGAATTAGATAAGTACAAAAAACAGAATAACCAAGTACAACGCAGAATAATTAACGAGTATAAAGATGCGAGGACTGAGAAATAACAACCCACTCAATATAAGGCGAGGGGGCAATAAGTGGCTGGGTGAAGTGGATAGTATTAACGGAGTACATGATGGATACTTTTGCCAATTCAAATCAATGGAATACGGCTACAGAGCAGCAATCAGAATATTTTTCACCTACCAAAGTAAATACGGATGCAAAACGATTAGGAAAATCATAACCCGATGGGCACCGCCTATAGAGAATAATACAAAAGCTTACATATCGCGAGTAGTGGAAGACGTGAACAAGGCACAACCAAACGCAGGTATAACCGCTGATACGGAGCTTGACCTAAAGTTTGATAGTGTAACGCTCTTAAATCTACTATGCAGTATGATGTCCGTAGAGAACGGAGTAAAGGCTCGGGAGGAAGATTATAACGCTGCTAAACGTGCCATAAGAATGGTATTTCATTAGTCGGTATGAATACGAAAAAAATATTGTTTGTGCTGTCTGTGCTTGTATTCTGTAGTAGTTGCAGGGTGCGTTATATAGAAGTGCCGATTGAGAAGATACAAACGGAATATAAGACACAGCACACAAGTGATACAATACGACTAACTGACAGCGTAAAAGTGTACCAAAGGGCGGACACCGTTTACGTGGAAAAAATACGGCTTAAATACCGAATAAAAACACAAATAGACACAATAATACAAAGGGACACAATAACAAACACAAAGATAATAGAGGCACCCACACAAAGGCGCACCAAAGGTTATTTATTTGCGATTGTAGGAACTTTTTTAGCGTTGTTAGTAGTTTATGCGACCTATAAAATTTCACGCCTTATAAGGCACAAATAAAGGGGCAACAAATGAATAAAAAATCATGTATAAAGAATTGAAAATGAACGAGGGAGCAGTGACCTTATGTAATTGCGATTGTATCGCCTACATGTGTACAATGAAGTCAGAGAGCGTGGATGCAATAGTGACTGATCCACCCTATCTGTATCTAAACAGAAAGGAACAAAAACTTGAACGAGACTTTGACGAGGATGCGTTTTTCACGGAAGTAAAGCGAGTACTCAAAAAGGATGGCTTGATACTTTGCTTCGGTCGTGGAGAGAGTTTTTATCGCTGGAATAAGATAATGGAAGACAAAGGACTCAAGTTCAAAGAAGAAGTTATATGGGCAAAGCAAGTAGCGAGTAGCCCTGTGAATGCACTCGGACGAAAGCACGAAACAATATCAATACATGCCAAAGGACGAGGAAAGGTGCGCAGGTCGGATATACCTTACACGGAAAAGATGCGCTATGACGAGGATGGGATGCGAAAAGCTATACAGACGATACAGCGGATAGGTTGTGCGCTCAATAACGAAGAGAGCCTAAAGGCAATGAAAACATTTGTAGAGGAAGGACTCGTAATATATGACAAAGAGCGCAAGGATACGCATCAAGTATCTATAAGAAACAACAGCACCAAAGAAACGGACAAGGCGGTAACCGAATTAAAAAAGGTTACGAAAGGAGCTCGGGAGGATAGTGTGATTATGGTAGATGACGAGGAACGCAACGGCAGGTTACACCCGACCCAAAAGCCTATAGAACTAATGGAGCGTTTGTTGTCGTTAGTCACGGACGCTGGCGGAGTTGTATTTGACCCCTTTATGGGTAGCGGAAGCACCGGAGTTGCATGTGTGCGCAAAGGCAGGCAATTTATAGGATGCGAAATAGACAGCGATTACTTTGAAATGGCTTGTAAACGAATAGAAACGCAAGACGATGAAAAGGTTTATGCGCTTTATGGGGCAACAAATACGAAGCGAGGGTTAATGCAACGTTTGTTTGGCTGGACTATGAGAGCTTGAAAGTTATTGACAAACAGCAAGAAACGGACATAAAGAGCTTATTTTTGTATATGTTAGTGGTTGGGCAATGCAGGTTGATATAAAACACAAGAACCCATACTATCGTGCGCTTATCAATAGCACACGCTGGCGCAAATTGCGAAACGCTTATTTAACAGAACATCCCCTTTGTGAAAGGTGCTTAAAAAATGGACGAACAGAAGTAGCCAAAGAAGTACACCATATAGACCCTATAGAGAGCCATTGCGAAGATAGAATGGAGATGACTCGGTTAGCATACGACCCGAACAATATTATGGCGGTATGCAGTAGGTGTCACGGAGAATTACACAAAGAGCTATCCACACGAAGCAAGGACGCTATAACGGCTCGTTGCAAGGATAAGGCGGAACGATTTAAGAGAAAGTATTTTAATTAATATGGAAATACGAAGTTTTGACGGCATAGGAATGCCCGAGATAGAACAGACGGAAGCAGGTAATAGAATTACGGGCTATGCGATTGTTTTCAATAGCCGAAGCGAGCCTTTGTACGACCCTTTCACACGCAGGGAATTTGTTGAAATAATAGACGCAAACGCTGTAGGCGAGGAACTATTAAAGCGTAGTGATATAAAAGCACTATACAATCATGATAGGAACAGACTATTAGCACGTAGCACAAATGGGGAGGGAACACTCTCCCTTTCAATAGACGATAAGGGTTTGCGCTATAGCTTTACTGCACCTAACACAGAATACGGACGTGAGGTAAAGGAACTAATCAAGCGTGGCGACTTGCGAGGTAGTAGCTTCGCTTTTACGTTTGATGAAAACGATGTAGAGGAGACCCGAGACAACGACACCAAGCTAACAATACGCACCATAAAGCGTATAAGTGGACTATACGATGTTTCAGTCGTTTGCGACCCAGCGTACCAAAGTACGAATGTAGGATTGCGAAGCCTTATGGATGAGGAACCCCATAACGAGGAAAAGGAAGAAGAAAAAGAGGAGCCTAAAGTGTTTGGCAAAGGCGACACGAAAACGGCACGAGCTATTAAGATACTAATTGGTTAAGGAGGTAGGAATATGAATTTAACAGAAATGCGCTCCCGAGTAGCGGAGCTAAAAGAAGAATTGCGCACGCTAACGGACAAGCGTGTGAAAGATGGACTTGACGAGAACGAGGAAAAGCGTTTTACTGAACTTTTGGACCTATGCCCGAATGAGGAAAAAACGCTCCGAGCCTATCAGCTTATGCAGGAGACACCACCCTCGCCAAAGGAAATGGCGTCTATGCGAGATTGTGACGCTGAATTTTTGGAAATGGTTTTGCGTTGTAAGAAAGACCGCAGGACAGATAGCTTTGAGGTTAGCTTCCGTGGTGACCCACCCGCTGGAGGTACTACACCCACTACACCGACTACACCCACCCCACCTATCAAGGGCGAGGATGTAAAGGCTATTACTCCCGATTTGTTTAAGGGACTATTAGAGCCGTTAAGAGCTAAATCTGTGCTTCAGAACGCAGGCGCACGATGGGAGACCGGAGTAGAGGGAGAGCCGGTATGGGCAGGCTTCGGAACGATTGAAGCATCTTTGGTGGACGAAGTAGAGGAACTCAAAGATACCTCATTTGCCTTTAATGAAATACGAGCCACTCCGCACAGAATGGGTATAACCGTACCATGTAGCTATCGCTCACTTAGTCAGAGTGCATACGACCTCCGCAGTATCGTATTGAACGAAATGCGGATGGCTTTTGATAGAAAGCTTAACAATTGGGCCTTCCACGTTGAAGATACGAGTGGAATATTCACAAAGGCAACAAAGAACCCATTTGAAACGCTCTACCCGACCACCAAACTAACTTATACGACCGATATCACGTGGAAAGATTTGGTGGGGTTGGAAACGGAGGTTATCAGTAAAGATGTAGAGGGCGAGGGTTGCTACCTTATGAACCCACAAGAATATCAAAAACTGAAATACACACCGCTTGTTGGTGATGTATATCCAGCGTTTATGGCTGGCGGTGCAGGCTTTGGCAATCGTCTGCCTAATGGTATTCGTGTAGAGGTAAGCAATCTTGTACCAAAGGGAGTTGTGCTTTATGGTGTGTTTAATAATCTTGCCGTTACTCAGTTTGGCAATGTTATTTTCGTTGTAGACGGATATACACGTGCGACCAAGGGGCAGGTTTGCTTTACCGCCAACACTGAGTTTGATATTACTACTTTGAGACCCGAGGCGTTTGCCGTATTAAAGAAGAAGTAATTATGGGTAAGTACCTTACTTTGGAGGACGCAAAGCAACATTTGCTGGTTGAGTTTGACGATGACGATAATTACATTGAAGAACTCATTAAGGCGGTAGAGTGTTCGCTCGCAAACGATATTAACCGACCATTAAGCGAGGTTGAAAACGAGGACGGCAAACTGCCCGATGCATTGTTGCACGCACTGCGCATCAAGTTAGGTAAGTTATATATGGCACGTGAGGGGGTATCGTTCGCAAAGAATTACGAACTCCCCTTTACGTTTGCTAACTTATTCATTCCCTATAGAAAGGAGGAGTAAGAAATGCTCAGAGCAGGCAGTTTACGCAAATTCAAGGCTACATTTTATACGCTTGGACACGAGCGGAATGCGTACGGAGAGGTGGAACGTGATAAGTACATAGAACTATTCTCTGTTAGGGCGCATAAGAAGAACCGCTACACAAGGGTATATAAAGACGATATGAAAGCGCACGAGGAATTTTACGCAAGTAATTTATCGTTGGTTGTACGCAGACACCCTCGCTTAAAAGAAGCGGTGGCGGTGCGCTTTGATGATGAGCTGTTTGCCATCATTTATAAGGACGATAACGAGGATGGAACCTACACGATAGGCACAAAGAAGATAGATGAGTAGCAGAGGGTGGATACAGATGCAGTGTGGCTCTATTGGGTCATGGAGCGGTGGAACGGAGGCTTTGCGTAAGTCGCTGGATAGGATAAAAGACGTGGACAAAAATCCACATATCCAGCGTGGAATGCGACAAGCAGGCGGTTTACTCGCAAATCGCTTTAGGAGCGGTATTCTGCAAAACTATTTGCATCACCCAGCGAAAGATGCTACACGACCATTCAGCCTATATCAGAGTGTACATAGTGTGCCGAAGAAAGGCAAAGCAGGCTCTATTCGCTATGTAGGCTTTGAACGAAGCGGAGGGTTTCATGGAGCGTTAGCGCATTTGGTAGACGGAGGTACGCTTCCGAGATACCAAAAGACCACTGGAAGATATACGGGTATAATGCCAGCGACACACTTTGCACGGACAGCCTTTGCTGAGGCAGTAGGCGGTATGTACGAACGAATAAGCAAAGGAGTAGAGAGGGCATTAAAAGCAGAAGAAAATCAAACTAAATAGGAGGAATTAATATGCCAGATCCTGGAAGCACAACTGGAACTAAAGTCCTTTATAATGAGAGTGAAGACCTCAGAAAAGGCGAAGAGCTTATGCTCTTTTATGATGATAAGCCAATTGCTTATTGTACAAGTATGAAGCCTAACTTATCAGTCGCGAAAGACGATGTAAGTAGCAAGATGAGTGGCGAGTGGGACTCGTCCTTGCCCGGAAAGATAAGCTGGAGTTATGACGTAGAAAGTATGGTCTCTGTAGGTAAGGGACATATTTCATACGATAAATTACTGTTCCTTGCCGTACTACGCAAACCCATTAAGTTGAAAGAGTGTACAACCAAGATGGAGATAGACCAAACAAGTGGTAAGAAGACTTTCTCGGTTATTAACTGTGTACGCCAAGGGGAATGCATCATAGAGAATATATCGCTAACGAGTAGTGCAGGCGAGCGAGATACATTTAGTTGTTCGCTCATAGGCGTTACGCCGCTTTATGGGAGCACGTGGGGCGAGGTCGTGAAAGACCCCGATTTATAAAGAGAGTACGTTTCTTTTCGTTTTTATGGTTGCTTCGGGGGGCGGGGTTTTATATGCCCTGCCCCCTTTGCTTAAAAAAGGGTCGTTAAGGTATGAATATGAATGACGTAGCAGGACTATTGGACATTACAATATACTTGCGTGATAAATTGCTTGCGGATAAAGTTGTGCGCACTTTGGTGGCGGATAGGATAACCCCATGTATGGCGGAACAAGGCGATGGCAGCTTTATTGTTGTTACAAGGGTTAGTTTGGAAAAGGAACAAACGAAGCAGGGTTACTCGGGTTTTCAAGGTAATGTAGTATTAGAAATAGCCAGCGGGAGTTATAGGGAAAGCATTACGATAGCCAAAGAGGTATTTAGAGTATTGATGGCTATATACAATGAGAATTTCAATCTACCGCAAAAAGCTGGGGTTTTTCTGCCTGAATTTATAGGCTCTACAGAGGGTTTTGGTGAGGGTAAATACGTACAGCGTTTGGAATACAGCTTTAAGGTATGATTAAGCTCACAATAAGAGCAATAGTACGATGGGAAGCACTTAGGGATAAGAGCTTTTATCTATTTGATGCCAGCGAGGAGGATTTACGCACGCTTTTATATTGTGTAGAGGGTGCATTTACCCCTTATACGGATTGGTCACCAAAGGACGAAGAAAACGCTTATAAAGACCTTACAAGGGCGGTTGCCGTGTGGGGTCAATACATTCCTAAAGAAGTAGACGAAAGTCCCACAGAGGGGCAGGAAACGGGCAAAAAAGAACCTGCACGGGTCGGGGATTTAGTGGCGGACTTAATTGTAAGCGGTGGGGCGGACGCTGGGTGGGTTTATAGTGAAATGACCTTTGTAGAAATGGACGAACTACAAAAAGCGATGCAACGCAAGCAGAGGTACGAATTAGAACATGCTCGCTTGTGGACGTTTTTCACCATCATACCGCATATAAGCGGTAACAAAATAAAGAAGCCAGAGGACTTATATCCATTTCCATGGGAAGAGAATAAACGCAAGATAAAAAGTGCCTTTACCGATGAGGATATAGAGGAGCGATTAAGACAATTAGAAGAAGAGAATAGGGGGTAGGGAATATGGCAGGTAAAAAGTTAAGTCTAAATGTTGCGCTCCGTTTATCAAAGGAGCAATTCCAAAACGGATTAAAGTCCGCAGAAGCGCAAATAGAACGCTTCCGCAGGCGTGTGACCGCCTTTACGGCATCAATGATAGGCGGTGGGTTTGCCCTCTCGGGTATGGTGCGAGGAGCTATTAGTCTTGCCCGAGAAACGAACAGAGCCGAGGTAACGCTAAAGAATATTACCAAGAGCCAAACGGACTATGTACAAAGTTTGGCACTTACACGGAAGCTCGCAAAAGAGTATGGGCAGGACTTAAACGACCTAACTTATACATACGCAAAGATGCGAGCCGCAGGCGACAAGGCAGGAATTACAATAGAAGCGCAAGAGAAAATGTACAAAAGCTTTATACGTACATTCTCTGCATTTAATATGACTCGGCAGGAGTCGGGACTTGCTATGCTTGCTTTGGAACAAATGTTATCCAAAGGGAAGGTATCCGCAGAAGAGCTTAGGCGACAATTAGGTGAAAAAGTGCCTATTGCAATGGCTGCAATGGCAAACGCAGCAGGTGTGTCAATTGGTAAACTTGACGAACTACTAAAGGATGGTAAATTAATTTCCAGCAAGATCATGCCAAAGTTTGCAGAAGAGCTGGAGAAGATGACCCCTAATGTAGATACGGACAACATAGAAACTGCCATTAGGCGGTTGCGCAATACGTTTAACGAGCTTATAAGCAAGTTAGATATCGGGAGTATTTTCAAAAAGCTGGTAAAGGGGTTTGATAGTTTTATCAAACATGCCACAAAGAGCGTAAGCAACTTTGCCGCCTATATGGCTGCTGCAATAGGTATGGCAACGGCAGGAAAGATACGCAAGCATGGTGAGAATCGGGTAAACGAAACTGCATTAGTACTCACTGAAAAAGAGCAAAACGAGGCTACCGCAAATAAAGCTCTTGAAGCTGCACAAAAACGCTACAACAAAGAACACGGCATAAAAGACGAGCCAAAAAAAGAAAGTGTATATAGTGTTTCCAAGCGGACAGAAAATGAACGAGCAAAGGCGGAAAAGAAATACGAGAAAGATCAAACTGCCTACAATGAAGCCAAAAAGAAACAACTAAAGGCGGATGCGAAATACCAAAAGCAACTCACTGAAATAGAAGAAAAGGCAAAAAAAGATCGTGAACGAATAGCTCCAAGCGGACAGCCGTCTCGGGCAGAATTAAAGGCACGTAAAGACCATGCAACACGAGTAAGGAAGATAGAAGAGGACGCACTTAGAAAGCGTAAAAGTATATCGGATCATTATAAGGCAATAGAAAAAGGCGAAGTCACTGTACTTGGAAATAAAGAAAAAGAATATGCAAGACTTGCCAAGGAACGCGATCAGATAGACGCTGAAATAGCAGTAAAGGAATCCGAAAGAGCTACTTATCACAAAGAACGAGACAAGGCAAAAAGGGCAAGGCAACGTTTAAGGACAAGGAAAGTAGTTAGTCTACAAGCACAAAGCGCAAGCACTGGCATCCCATCTGATGACCCCGATTTGCTCAAATACGAAGAAACAAGAAAAAATTCTCGTGAGATAGAAAAAAGCGCACAAGCCAAATCATCTGCCGTTACAAAACAGATAGGCGAATTGGGTAATAGACGCTTCGCTGTTAGCAAGGAGATGCAAGGGATAAGAGAGAGTGGCTATGATGTGGCTAAAGTAGAAGCCGAGAGGACAGCTCGCACCCAAGAATCCGAAGCGCAATTACAGAGAGACCTCGCAAACATAGAAAAGGAGAAGCAGGCAGGGCTGAAGGCAATTGATGATGTCAAGAAAAAGCACACAGACAGCGCCACAGAACAGCACGAAAAGGCTGTTGAACGCACGGAGGAGCTACATAAAAAGGCGGTTGAATCTGAGCAAGCGTTAAATGAAGCATCCGTTGCACACGATGAAGCCAAACGAGAAGCGCAAGCGCAGTCTTATGAAGAACTTAAAGACGCACAAGAAGCACAAAGCAAGGCGCACCATGAAGCCGAGATAGCACGCATGAAAGCTCGTAAAGTGAGGTTGCAAAACGACTATAGGTATGCATACAAGGCGCTAAGACAAAATCACAGCAAGTTTAGTGCAGGTGTAAGAGCCGGACTACTTCGTTTTCGTGGTATGGCGATAAACGTTGTAAAAGGTATAGCGTCTGCAGCTAAAACAGCCGTGTTGCGTGTGGGAGCGTTGTTAAAGAGCGCACTATCTACAATGGCATTCTCCGCTGTATTAGGTGCGCTTACGTGGGTGGTCGGCAAAATAGTTGATAGCGTAAAGGAAGCGAAGAAACTAAAGAACGTTGTAGCGGATACCAAGGCGGAGATTGAAAAGGCTGGTAATGCGTTAGACGAAGAGAGCGGACGCTTGATGGCTATACAATCTTTATTAAACAATGGAAAGACGACCCGAGAGGAACACAACCGACTACTCAATGAAGCGAATGCAATACTCGGTACTCAAATTGAAAACGAAAAGACAATAAACAGCATTATCTCCAGCAGAATTGGATTGCGCAAGCTGGATGCAAAGATGGCAAAGGCGCAAGAGGTTTACGGAGAAGCAGAATACAATAAAGCAGAACTTATTAGCAACGCACGCTCGGCAACAAAAGTTACAAAGGAACAGCTTAGCGATGAAGAGGTTTGGAATCTCTTGACGAATGCCACACATATGGTCTCACAGCAGTCGGGAGGTGTAAGTAAGGAAAAATTCAAATCTTCCGACAAAAACAAACAAAAAATAATCGATTACGCAGATAATTTTACCTTTTTTGGCGATAACAGAGAAAAGAAAGCAAGGTTTATACAAGGTCAGCTTACTACCTCAGAGCAAATGATGCTTGACATTAGTAATGAGGAAGTCGAGCAGAAAAAAGAACATTTAGAAAATCTAAAAGAAGCACACAAGGAAGAGATATCACAAGCAAAAAATAAAAAAGAAAAAGACGAGATAAACAAAAGATATTTAGCCATGTACGAAAGTGCTGGCGGAGGAGTAAAGGATAAATACTTTGAAAAAATAAAACAAAAATACCCCATCAATAATGATGTAAACACGGAAAAAAGCAAAAAGGAGAAGCCGATTCCAAAGGCTAAGCGCAAGTACAAAGAAAAGTTAACCTCAATAGCAATACGAAAGGAAACGGGGGTACTTACGGAAAAAGAAGCAACCAAAGAATTAAAAGAAGCGCAAAAAACGTTTGTTGAGTCGATTACAAAGGCAGTAAACTCTTTGGACGAGGCGAACAAGGTTAGCGGTTTCCCCGAAGCCATGAAGGCGGTTTTAGAAGCTAAAAAAGAAACGACTAAATATGCCAAACAAACAAAAAAACACAACGAAAAATTAGCTGAATTAAAGCGAGCAAAAGAAAGCGGATTGCTCACCGAAGAGAAGTACACTGAAGCTGTAAACGAAGCTACAAGGCACTATTTAGAAAGTACTTTAGTACTTGACGACTTAACGGAGGAACAAAAGAACGCTTTGATAGTTCAGAGACAGAGTAACGATGATGCAATCGCTAAACAAAAGCTTAAGGACTTACCAAAGAGTGAGGAGCGAGATAGGACATTTGACTACAAGAAGACCGAAGCGGAACAACTCGGAGAGGAGGTTGAACGTCTTAAAAACGAAAGCTCCGAATTAGATGACTATCTAAAGAGTGCGGATAATAAAAGCGACCTATTCAAGGAGCAACGAGAAAGAGCGAAAGAACTAAAGAAAGCTATTGAGGATGTAGACCGAGCGTATAAGCGTGTAAGTGTATCGGAGGATGTAAAAGACTTACACAACGAAGTTACCAGCCTTTGGAAAGGGGCATTAAAGGGGGTTGCCGATAGTGTGCGGGACCTTACCCAAGGGTTTAAGAGTATGTGGGATGCACTTGAGGGTGACGGCACGGCAATTGAGAAAATAATGGCAATTGTCAACGTGTTAATCCGTATGGCGGAGACCGTGGCAAGCCTTACAGAACGCTTTAGGAAGCTACAAGAGACCCGAGAAATAGCAACCAAGGCGGAGAATACATTAAGCACGCTACCAAGTGGAGAAGCCACCTCTCAAATGGGCGGTAGTATAATAGGTGGCATATTAGGGGGTTCAGGTGCAGGCGCAGGCGAGGACTTAGGCGAGGGGGCGAAAAAGCTTAACGCAATAGCCAAGGCGCAAGAAGCCGTAAACGCAGCAGCAGCTGCAGAAGGTGTTGTAATTGCAGCTACAATGCCCATAAAGAAATTAGAGGACACCCAAGCAGCCGAGAGTACGGCTGTACACTTAGCAGCTGCATCGGCAAAGGTAGCTGAAGCAAATGCACTTATTCCCGTAGTCGGGGCAATTACCGCAGCAGCACAAATAGCTATGCTCATAGCAGCCGTATCAAGAGCGAAGAACTTCGCACATGGTGGACTTGTGGACTATGGTAGTACATGGGGCGATACTACGCATGCGTTTGTAAACAAGGGAGAGCGCATCCTATCCAAGGGCAACCAAGATTGGATAGAGGGTTTGGCACGTAACGCACGAGGCACGGCAGCAACCGCAGGACGTGTGGAAGTAAGCGGGCGTTTTGAGTTAGAAAATAGAAAGCTTGTAGCATCAATCAATAAGGAGAACCAAAGATGGACGAGATAAACATTGGACTAATAGAAGACCTTTTTGGTATTAAGACACTAAGCTCGGAAGCGTATAATTTTTGTGCGGAGTGTGAAGCACTGCCACGCAAGCAAAAGAATGGCGAATGGATAAGGGATAAATACTATTTGTTTCTTACCCACCCGAGGGGGGTTAATGGGGTATATAAGCCGATACGGCTAAAGAGTGACGGCATAAAGTTAGAACGCAAACGAACAGCCGATTATCCTTTCTCGCTCAAGGAGACGCAGGTGACGCTTACTTGTTACTCGGAAACAGATAGAATGTATTACCCTTATAGTGCAACCATTGAGGGGCAACCCATCACATTGGAAATATACCGCAACAATCGGGATAAGTTGTACTACTCGGGTAGGCTTTTACCCAATCAATTTCACGAGCCTTATAGCTATAAAGACGGCTATTTTACCGACCTTACATTTAGTGACTTCGCTTGTTTAACCGAGTACCGCTACACCGGAGAGACAAATCTATTTAAGCTTTTGCAAGAAGCTGTAGCATTTGCCTTTATCGGGAACAAACGCAAGCCATCACTTGTAATGGCGGAGGGTTGCGCTGATATAAGCACCTTTGAAGTAAAGCGTAGCTTGTGGGGGTATAAAGAAGAGGTGCGGATGCATGATGTTGTACAGGGTATATTAAAGAGCTTTTGCCTTAACATGGAACAGCGGGACGGCTCTGTGTGGCTTTATGATAGGTCGGCTTTGTTAAATCTACCCACTGAGGATTTATTTCCTACATCAACGGATGCCAAATTAGAAACGGAGGAAGCCAAGCCGAGGATAAAATTCAAATTCAAAAGTCCCGAATCGGTATGGCTGAGTGATATGCTCCGAGACGTACTTCCAAACGTAACGGAGTACAAACGAGATATATATCGTTTTGATGCAGAGCCAATCGGTATAGACTTTATCACGCAATTAGAACCTCGCCAAGACGGCAGTGCGTATTATCGTATTTTGCCAAAGGAGGGAGCGATGTATGATTATGGTATTGCGGTTGTATTTAATACGGCAAACGGAATACAGCAGTGGTGGCTTGCCCAAGGGTTAAAGGATGCCGAGAAGCCTTTCTCAACGGCAAATAAAGCGACCAAAGAGGAGGACGGCAACAAATACACGATGGTAACGCAGAGCGACTTTATACAGAACGGCTCTGATAAGAGCTATATGCAAACACGTACTCCGTTTCTTGATGTTACAAGCGACTGCATAAGTCCGTTTGAGTGTAACAAGCTCACCGCAAAGATTAATGGCGAAATGTTGTTTAGCCAAGCGACCAATCATTACCATGCAGAGGTAATAAAAAGCATCATGGACAAATTTACTTATGTAGAGGGAAGTGATGTTCTTACTCTGTTACGGCATCTTGAAAACGTTAAGGATAGCGAAAAAGGTGGAGGTGAGAATGATCACTATATGCACTTTCATTGGACTGAAGCATACTTGGCAGCGGACATAACGCTATGCGACAGCGCAGGAAAAGCGTTATACTCGCTATACAATTTAGAATGGTTTGACGCATACGCAACTAATCCGCTTCCCCCTATGAATAAACACGACAATGGGCGATTTTGGCGAGAGATATTATTTGTACCTAAATCAACGGACAAAGAATACAGAAACAAGGAGAGCGGTTTCCTTTGGTCGTCTCGGAAAAATATAAAAGGACACGTTGGAATAATAGAGCCAAAGCCAAAATGGACAAGTGACATAACTAATAATAAATACCACCTATTTATCCGTGTGGGCGATTGTTTCCAAACAGAGGGCATAGATATTACGGCATGGAACAGACTAAATAGTTTTTCATACGATAAGGACGAGGATAAGGGGGTATTTACCTTTTCGCTTCCGAGCGTGCCACTATTTGATAACCAAGTCGCTGTGGGATTACCACAGAACGGCAAGTTTTACATTCGCTTAAAGCTCTACCCTTATATTATTCCCTCTTTCAAACAGATAGAAAAGGAGGATAAAAAGAAATCAGTGATATACAATGTTAAGCTTCCAACGGATGATTTAAGCGGTAACAAAATCCAATATCAGCTCCGAAAGATTTTATACCGATGCAATGATAAGCCTATAATTGAACTCATACCGAGTAACTACCGAGATAAGAAAAAGGGTAACGAAGAGAGCAACGAAGCGGAAGCCAAAGGATGGATAAAGGACAAAAAGGGCAGGGCGGGATATGAGGAGGAGGAAATACCGCTTATGCTTGATAATAGATACTTTTATCCCTTGATTGAGGGGTACACTCACTCGGGGCATTACTTAGGTATGGGGACGCTACTAAACGAGGATGGGGTGCCACGTATTCAGCCTTTACGCCTTTTAGAGGAGTGGATGGCACTATACGGAAAGAGACGACCACGCATAAGGGGGAGTTACGCACCTATTGACCAACTTTGCACTATAGCACCTCCCGACAATAAGCGCAGGGCATTTTTCATAGAGGAGGAAACAACCGATTTACTCAATAATACGAGTGAGATAGAAATGATTGGACTGCCAAAAGACAAGGTAAAAGGCGAAAGAGAGAAAGGGGGGTTTGACCTATGATAGAGTTTAATTACGGACTATACGACCGATATACAAACATAGATTATAACACACCAGCGGATTGGGATGATGCGCCACCCATACTGCATATAGTGGGGTTTCGCGCATCAGTACGCATGGCAAAAAGCACCGAAACGGCACAATACCAAGGGCAGACGCAATACGGCAAAAAGGGCAAAACGAAGCTAATACCGATTATAGAAGCAGAAACAAGCACCGGCTTGTACATTAACCGCACAAGCGACCTAAAGGGTAAAATTACTTTGCAGTGGCACCGCACACAACCAAAGGGCAAAGACAGAATCAATAGAGCCGACAATGATTTTACATTGCGCCACAAAGGCGAGTGGGACTTAGAGGTTGATTCAGATGAACTCGCACTAAATGGTTCGTATGCCGTCTTTTGGTTTAAATATTATGTACCCGAGGCATCGGACGGATTACGCATCGTAGACGAACGAGAAAGGAATTGGGCGGAGAAAA